TGTTAAGGAAATAATATGTCATCCCCCAAAAAAAATGCCACCCCAGCAGAAATGGCTGCACTTTACGAATTTAATAAAAAGTTTTATGGGTCAAAGCCTGAACGCGAAGTAGATTTTCGCCCAATAGATTTTCGCCCAATGCCACAGTCTGGCGGTGGCGTTGGTAGTGCTTTAGATGCCGCCAAGTTAAAAGAACAGTCACTTAGATATGGTGTGCCAGTAAAAGAAATTGAGCCAAAGCGCCCGCCGCCATTACCGCCAACGCCAAAGCGCCCGCCGCCATTGCCGCCAACGCCAAAGCGTCCAGACCCATTACCCCCTAAAGAGCCCGTAGGTACTCAGAGGCCAGCGCTACGGCCAACAGGAAAACCATCTAACCGCATGGAATACAACAAAGGTGGTTCTGTTCCTTCGGCTTCAAAACGTGCTGATGGTATTGCCCAACGCGGTAAAACGCGCGGAAAGATGTGCTGATATGGCAACAGTAAAACCAGCTGCTAAAGTAGTTAAGTCTTTAAAGAAGGCTGGGTTTTATAGTGCAACCGAACCCAAACGGCTGGCTATTATTAACAAAGTTACAACCAAGCCCCAGCGGATAAAAATGGTTGATAAGATGTTTTTAGCCAAGAAAACTAAAGGTAATCCAAAATGATGGCAAGCCGTGGGATGGGTGCTATTGCAAAATCCAAAATGCCTAGCGGTATGAGGAAGTCACGTTTTGCTAGTGGCGGAAAACTTCCTGCTGCTTTTATTGATGGTGACGAGTTTGTAATGGCGGCCAAACGCTACGGCTTGGATGACTTGGATGAATCAGTACTCAATAAAATTGTTAATCTTGTAAACCAAGGTGAAACAGTTGATTCAGCAGCAAAGAAAGTGGCAGGTAAAAAATGATGGCCAGCCGTGGTATGGGTGCAATATCTCCCAGTAAAATGCCAAAAGGAAAGCGTAAAGCTCGCCGCGATAATACTGACTTTACGCAATATGCTGAAGGCGGTAAAGTCAATGCTGCTGGTAACTACACAAAGCCAGATTTGCGTAAGCGAATTGTGTCTCAAGTAAAAGCCGCAGCAACGCATGGTACTGGCGCGGGTCAATGGTCTGCTCGTAAAGCTCAACTTGTAGCTAAAAAATACAAAGAAGCTGGTGGAGGATATAGAGATTGAAAGCCCCTCAAAAATCGCTCAAAGATTGGGGCGACCAGAAATGGCGCACTAAGTCTGGTAAGCCGTCTAGCAAGACGGGCGAGAGATATTTGCCTGAAGCGGCGATTAAGTCTTTGTCTCCTCAAGAATATGCGGCCACAACCAAAGCCAAACGTGCTGGCAAAGCATCTGGCAAACAGTTTGTAGCTCAACCAAAAACTATTGCAAAGAAAACGGCAGGATTTAGATGACCACTACAGGAACCACAGCCTTTAACATGGAGTTCACCGAGCTCGCTGAAGAGGCGTGGGAGAGAGCTGGCCGTGAGATGCGTACAGGTTATGACCTACGCACAGCTCGCCGTTCTCTTAACCTGATGACTATTGAGTGGGCTAATCGCGGCATCAATATGTGGACAATTGAGACAGGGACTATTACTCTGACTCCGGGACTGGCCACATATGCTTTGCCTACAGATACGATTGACCTACTAGATCATGTGATCAGAACCCAAGCTAACAACTCGTCTACTCAGGCAGACTTGAGTATTACCCGCATCAGCGTTTCTACTTATGCAACGATCCCTAACAAACTGGTTCAAGGCAGGCCAATCCAAGTTTGGATTCAACGTCTTTCTGGTGAGACTAATCCTACTACTGCCACTCTTAGTGGTGCAATTACAGCTACGGCTACAACTATCACGCTTAGTACAGTTGTGGGGTTGGCTGGCTCTGGATTTATTCGTGTTGATACTGAAGATATTTACTACACCTATATCAGTGGTAATGTGCTGGGCGGTGTATTCCGTGGCCAGAACAATACAACTGCGGCTACGCATATAACTGCCACGGCGGTGTTTGTGCCCCAGCTGCCGGCTGTAACTGTATGGCCTACACCTGATAACTCACAGCAGTATCAGTTTGTGTACTACAGAATGCGCCGCATCCAAGACGCCGGCTCGGGCATACAGACATCTGATATGAATTTTCGCTTCCTACCATGTGTAGCAGCTGGGTTGGCCTACTACATAGCCATGAAAGTGCCTGAGTTACAAGGCCGTCTGGATATGCTCAAAAGAGTCTATGACGAACAGTATGCTTTAGCGGCTCAAGAAGATCGCGAGAAGGCTACATTGAGGTTGGTGCCTCGTATAGCGTACATTGGTGGTGGTAGTTAATGACAACACCGTTTGCATCCGGTAAATATGCTATTGCCGAATGTGATCGGTGTGGCCAGCGATACAAGTTAAAGCAGTTAAAGATGGAGGTCATCAAGACTAAGCTTTATCAGCTCAAGGTTTGTGATGCTTGCTGGGATCCAGATCAGCCGCAGTTGCAGTTGGGAATGTATCCTGTTAATGATCCGCAGGCTTTATATCAGCCACGGCCAGACACAACGTATGTGACGGCGGGTTTGAATGCGGCAGGTAATCTGACAGGTGGTTCACGGGACATCCAGTGGGGTTGGAATCCGGTTGGCGGATCTAGTAGTTTTGATGCAAATTTAACGCCCAACTACTTGGTTGGAACGACATTTGTTGGTACAGTAACCATATCTTAAGGAGTTAATCATGGCATATACAAAATCAGCAGACGGAGTTGCTAAAAAAGGTAAGACTGATGTTCAAATCTTTCCTAACAGCGGCTCTTCTGCAAAAGAAACAAAAGGCGGCAAGAAATCTGCTGGCGTAACTGGCCAAGCTATGCGGGCAGTAGGCCGCAATATGGCTCGCGCAAATAACCAAAAGCGAGGCTAACATGGCTAAATACAGCAAAATGATGATGGGTAAAGAAGTTGGCGATGCCAAGGTCTACGCTCCTCCGCACACTATGAAGGGTGAGAAAGTCGCTCCTAAAGAGAATCCCGGATCTGGTAAGAACTTAAGCCGTGCTGATACAGTTGAGATGACTGTGGGCAACATTAACAAATCTTCTGGCGGTGAGCCAAAGACGTCTGGCATCAAAATCCGTGGCACAGGTGCAGCTACTAAAGGTTTAATGGCTCGCGGCCCGATGGCTTAAGGTTTATATGGCAACACTAGGTGCGCTGAATTACTCACAGTTGGTAGCTGCGGTAACTGATTACACGCAGAATACCTTTGACACTACTGACATGAATACCATGATTCAGCAGGCGGAGCAGCGCATCTATAACACTGTTCAGTTGGCCAATTTACGTAAGACATCAAGTACTGCTCTAACACCAAGTGTAAATACCTTTAACGCGCCCACTGACTTGTTGTCTGTGTATTCATTTGCCATAGTTGATGCAAGTGGGAATTACATTTACTTGCTCAACAAAGACCCAGCGTTTATGCAAGAGGCGTATCCTAACCCTGCTACAACAGGGATTCCAAAGCATTACGCACTTAACGGCCCTTCATCACCTGTAACGCAATTGCAGTTTATTCTAGGGCCTACTCCTAATGCCGCGTTAGTAACAAATTTAAGTTATTTTATTATGCCTGAGTCTATTGTTACTGCAACAACCACATGGCTTGGAGAGCATTTTAGTTCTGCGTTGTTATACGGTACGTTGTGTGAAGCCGGTGTTTACATGAAAAGCGGGCAAGACGATGGCATGTACGCAATGTATCAAGAGCGGTATGTACAAGCTATTGCTCTACTTAAGAACTTGGGTGATGGCAAACAACAGACTGACACTTTTCGCAATGAAACAAGGGCGCAAGTATCGTGAGCATTGTTCAAACTCAAACAACCAGTTTCAAAGCGGAGTTGTATCAAGGCATTCACGATCTGACTACAGACGTTATCAAGATTGCTTTGTACACGGCTATCGCAGATTTAAACGAAACCACAACAGCGTATTCCGTGGGTACGCTGGGGCAAGTAGCTAATACAGGCACTTATGTTGCTGGCGGGGCGCAATTAACGCCCATTACGGTATCATCTTCTGGATATACAGCATATGTAGGCTTTCCAAATATTTCATGGACTGGCACAATTACGGCACGGTGTGCATTGATTTATAACTCAAGCAAAGCCAATAGAACCATTGCTGTTTTAGATTTTGGAAGCGATAAAACATCTTCTAATTTCACGATCACAATGCCTGTCAATACAGCAACAACAGCGTTAATTCGCAGTTCAAACTAAAGGTAGATCATGCCAAGTACCTACTCAAACCTAAAGATTGAGCTAATCCCAACTGGCGCACAGTCTGGTGTATGGGGTGTAACCACCAACGCCAACCTTGGTACTGCTATTGAGCAAGCCATCGTAGGCATGGCTACTTCTGTCACCGCTGACTTTACGTCTAACGTAGCCACATATACGCTAATTGATACAAACGCGTCCCAGACCGCCCGTGCTTTTTGTTTAAACGTTACAGCTACTTTGACAGGCGCAGGTACGATCAATGTCCCAGCTATCCAAAAACCATACCTTGTTTTTAATAACTCTGTTGGCGGGTTTGCGGTTACTGTCAAGGTCAGCGGTCAGACAGGTGTAAGTATCCCTAATGGTAAAAAAGCTTGGCTGTATAACAACGGCACTGATGTAGGAGTTGCGTTTGACTATGCCCCTAGTTTGTCATTAGGCACTCCTTTACCAGTGTTGTCTGGCGGTACAGGACAAACTTCATTAAGTGCCGTAACTGTTGGAACAGCTACAAACGTTGCTGGCGGTGCGGCAAACCGTGTTGTATTTCAATCAGGTGCAAGCACAACATCGTTTGTTACCGCTCCCGTAACGATTGGTACTGTGCTTGGATGGACAGGTGCTGCGTTTGATTGGGTGGCAGCGCCTGCGTCTTCCACAGCAACAAATCTTGCTGGCGGAGCTGCTGGTGATATTGTCTATCAAAGTGCTGTTAGTACATCTGCATTTTTACCCGATGTAGCTATTGGTAATGCTTTAATCACAGGCGGCGTTGGTGTTGCGCCTAGTTACGGCAAGATTGGTCTTACTACCCACGTATCTGGAACTTTACCAGTCGCTAATGGTGGTACGGGCGCAAACACGCTAACTGCAAACAACGTCATATTAGGCAACGGAACCTCATCACCTCTGTTTGTAGCACCGGGCACTAGCGGTAATTTGCTGACAAGTAATGGAACAACATGGGCTTCTACTGCACCAGCGCCAAGTGTTTCGGCAATTGAACTCTTCTATTACGCAAACGCAAACGCATAAGGACACATTATGACCACAGGACTTTTAGGTTCGGCAGACCTTGCCGCTACAACCCTCACAACAATCTGCACACTGCCAGCGGGATCACAGTCCTTCACGGTTAACGTGTGCAACCGCAATAATGCAAACGTCAACATTCGTATTGCACCTTTGTCTACTTTGGCAACGCCCACAAATGCTGAGTACTTTGTTTATGATACGGTTCTTCAAGCATATTCCGTTATGCAACTGTCTGGTCTGACATCGGGTAGTGCAAAGTTAGTGGTTGTGTACTCTGACACAGCCAATGTTTCAGTCAATGTCTACGGAGTTTAATCATGGCATTTATTAATAATCCAACCACAAATTTAAGCCGATTTTCAATTGGCGAGGTTCAAGACTTATCTGCTGTGCCTGTTTTTTACGATGCTGGAAGTAGCAAGTGGTTAAGGTCTGGCACAGCAACAGCGGCTAGTAATTTAAGTACAACTGCAAAGGCGCTTCTTACTAGTGCTGGAACTCCTGGCGACCCAACAGTTCTGTTGCAAAGTAGTTTGTCTTCTTCTTATAATGTTTATGGCTTTTACGCCACCTACCCTATTGAAAGAATATCTGCAAGTAATATCTCGGTAGTTCCTTCTCGTTATCTAGGTACAACTGCGGTTGGTGTGGGTGTAGTAACCTCTGCTGGTGTGCAAGCTGTGTCTACAGGGCAGATAAGTAATAGAGCCGGTAATCTCACCCAAGGATCAAATGCAGTTGTTGCAGGTAATGGTACAACAATATTTTCTTACTGTTTTACAAGCGCAACTGTTTTAAATGTTTCTTCTACGACAAACGGAACAACATGGACTGCTGGAGTCGCTGCAACTGGTGTTCCTGTTTTTGCATCTGACGCTGGTACAATAGCACACGCATCTGCGTCTACCTCTTCTGATACAATTGCAAGTATGGCAGGTTGGAAAAGAAGATTCAACCTTGCCGCCGCTGGTCAATTTGCTGTATTTTGGTGTGGCGCTAGATTTTTGGTACTTGGCCCCGGTGTTGGACAAGTAAACTATGTAGCCTCTTTATCTGCCAATGGTACTGCTTTTGGTGGTGATAATACAGTTGCTGTTTTGGGTGCAACGGTAAGGGCTACAACATCAAATGTTCAATTTTATCGTAATGGAAATAATTGCTTTCTAGCGGTTAGTCTCACGAATCGTTTCTCAACTGATGGCGGTGTAACTTGGGCGGCTTGCACTGGCGCAGGTGCAGGTTTGATAGAACCGGGAACTGGTTATCTTCAAGTTAACACTACAGACCCAGCAAAATTATTTTTTAAACTCAATGAGGTTAATACTATCGCATATTATTCGGCAGACTCTGGCGCATCATGGTCAGCAAGTAGACCAGTACCCTATATCAATCTAAATGGGGGGTTTTACTACAAGGGTTCTACTATTGTTGCCAGCGATGGCGGTACTAATTACTCCGTTTCAACAGATGATGGCGTTACTTTTGTAGCTCCTACATTTCCAATTGGTGTACTTTCAACCACCATAAAGTTTTTTGCTGATGCAAATAGATTTTATGCGGGTGTAAGTGGTCAAGCCCAAATCCTTACATCTTCAGATGCCGTGACTTGGACGCTTATAACCTTGCCGCAAAATTTTAATCTAACTCACGAAGCTGATTATTATGGTTTTGGAATTATGGCATTTGATTCCAACACAGTTGTTTTGCTTGGCAACAGTACTGTGAGTGTTAATAATTGGTTTTGTAGTACAACAAATGGTGGAGTAACATGGACAGCAGGTCAGTTTACAGTAGCCAATTTAGGTCTTAACTGGGGTGTTGGTAGTGCCTTTGTAACACCCGATGGTGGTGGTGTTGGTTTTGCTTTTGGCATGAGTGGCTTAACTTCTGGTCAAAATACTAGCGTATTTAAATCAGACATAACCGCTGGTGGTGCGTTTTATCGTACAGGTGCTACAGCTATCACTCCAACAAAAACTGGTGCTTTTGCTTATGTAAGGGTAGACTAAATCATGTACTACAAATTTGAAATCTCTGGCTTGTACTGCGGTACTTCTGAAACTGAAGTTGCTTATTCCACTTCTGTTGCGCCTCCTGATGAGAACATCACAGCCAAGTGGGTGTGGAACCATGTCAACTGGGTGGGATTACCTCTGGATTGGGAGTATGTCCCAGCACAGTATGTTGCATCTCCAGTTGTCGAGACACCCGTTGTTGAGACACCTGCTACCCCAGCCGCTGAGACAACCTAGCCATGTGGGACTGGGCTGAAGCATTCATTGCCGCAGCCTGTATAGTGGCCTTCGTCATTTTTGGCACGTACATGATTGCATGGAGTTGGTCGTGGTAAATGCGTTGGCTCATACTGTTACTGTTATTGGGGCTAGTGGGAGCCGTAGCCAAGAGCGGGTGTTACGTTCGGGAGTTCTATGGAATCGGTTACACCCAACACGACCCGACTTTGCGCCACCAAGAAATGGTAGCGTGGCTAGACAGAAATGCGCCCTTCTGCAAATCAACGGATTACATAGTGATGTGGAACAACCTGTCCGAATGGGCGGGGACGGCAGACTCAACATGGATTAGAGCAAAAATAGTTCACGGGTACAAAGATGCACTTGAGCGAGAAAAGAAATGACCAGAAAGCCGATACCCAGACCCAAGAAGCCTGCGCCAGACACCAAGGACAAGCTAACGCTGTGGGTGACTCTCATGGTAAGCACAACCCTGTGCATCTCTGTATTGGCAATGGTGGTCAGCTTCATGTTAGGTTTGTGGGCAAAGGAAGTGGACAACGCAGAAATATTCAAAATGATTTCACCCGCTTTTTCTACTCTTATCGGCGGCATGATTGGGTTCCTGTCTGGTATCAAACTCATGCAGAATGAAGAC